GGAATAAAAAGACTAATATTAGTGAGCCTAGTTGCGATGATGAGTGCATCGCTAATATACGGGGCTGACAATGAAATATTCATAGATCAGTCAGGTGCTACATCTAACTTGGATATAGAACAAGTTGGTGGAGGCGGAAACATCATTGGTGGTGCTGACGCTTCTGCTGGATCAATGACTGCTCTTGATTTAGATGGAACTACCATGACACTTGATGTTTTGCAAAAAGGAGCATCAAATAAGTTTTTAGGCGATATATGGGCTGACACCTATACAGGTTACTTTTCTTTCATAGGAGATAGCAATACTTTTAACATGTCTACAGATGAAACCAATGCTACTGGTGCTGATGGTTCTAATGTAAACGTACAAGTTACGGGTAATACCAACACCATGACACTAAATCATGCTATGACTGCACTAGCAGCAAACCTTGATTTAGATTGGATCATACAAGGTGGAGGTAATAGCATTACAGCAGCTATAGATGTAGATGGTGCAACTAATTACATGGATATTGATGGTAATGATAATACTGTTACTTATGATGGTGATGGATATGCTGGTGGATATTTTTACTTAGACCATACAGGAGGTTCAAGAACATTCAACATAGACCAAGAATCAACCCAAGATAATGACTGGCTCAAGATTACGTCTGTTGGCTCTAATGGCACAGTTTGTGTTACTCAGTCAGACTCAACTACTTCATTCGTCTGTTGAGATAGGAGCAATATCTGAACTAAGAGGCAACGCACAAGTTCTTAGAGACAAACCTTATGGTGCTGAACTTGAGTTTGGCATACTCAGTTATGACAAAGTAGAAACTGCTAATGGTCGTATGGGTATTACGTTTATTGATGAAACACAAATAAGACTTACAGAAAACTCTCAAGTGCTGATTGATGAGTTTGTATTTGATCCCAACCCCGATAAATCCAAGATGGCCCTTACCTTTGCAAAAGGAACTGCAAGATTTGTTAGTGGTAAACTAAATAAAGTAAGCAAGAAAAATATAAAGATACGCACGAACAGTGCAACGATTGGTATCAGAGGCACAGACTTTACTATCACTGTGGACGAGCTTGGCAGATCATTAGTCATTTTGTTACCTGACATAGATGGCACATCAAGTGGCGAAATTACAGTAGAAACTGCTATGGGCTTTGTTGTTTTGAACAAACCATATCAATCTACTGTTGCTAGTGGTTTTGAACAAGCGCCAACAAAGCCTGTCATTTTGGATATAACACTAGATCAGATAGACAATATGTTGATAGTAAACCCTCCAAAAAAAACAACAGACATAACAGGGCAAGAAGAACAAACTAAATCGGCAGACTATTTAGATTTCAATGATCTTGATATTGATTACTTGAATGAGGATTTTTTGGATGCAGAGGAGGAACTTGAGTTTACTGAGCTAGATGTCAACTATTTAGACGTAAACTTTCTTGAGGACTTGTTAAATGTGTTGGACGCACTAGCTATAGAAAAACAAGAGGATGCACTCCAACAAGGTGGTGTAGGTATTAGAATAACTGGTACAGAGATTGGTCAAGATAAAGATACACAGATAACAACAATAGTATCAGGTCAAAATATCAGCCTTAACAGAACAGTTAGCCAAAGTGCCAAACTAAATCTTGACGGCTCTGGCAGCTATACAGTTATATTGGTACAAGATGGTGTGTCTAATGTAGTAAAAATAAACGGAGGCTCATCAACAACCATAACTATCATGCAAACTTCTGGATAAAAATATTTAAAGAATAGTGCTATCTCTTACAAATATGGGTTAGAATTGTTATAAATTACTTAACAAACAATATAAGGAGAAAATATGCCTGGACATAAAAATAAAAAGTCAATGAAACCTAAAATGAAAAAGAAAAAGGTAAAAGTCACTAGGATGAAAAGGTATTAGTGGTAAAAAAGTTAAGTGCGGAAGATAAAAGAAAACAAACCGCATATTTTTGGAAATTTTTATTAGAGCAAAAAAAGAGAGAAACAATATGCCATCTAAAAAATACTCACCAAAACAAAAAAAATTAGCTAGAGTTGCAAAGCCTAGAAATAAAATTACTGCTGCTGATTTCGCAAAACTCAGAAAAAAGAAAAAGAAGTGAAGAAGAAAGTAAAAGCACCAAAAGGTTTTCATTTTATGAAAAGTGGTAGAACTTTTAAGCTTATGAAAAACAAGGGTAAGTTTGTGCCCCATGATGGGGCAAGTCAAACCGCAGAATTTGAAGTAGTAAAAACACACAAAACAAAATGAAAGATTTACTAAAAAACATTGTGGGCACAGTTGCTCCTACGCTTGGAACAGCATTGGGTGGCCCGATGGGTGGTATGGCAGCAAACATGATTGCAGATGTATTGGGTTGTAAGAATGATTCAAAGTCAATACAGCAAGCTATGGATAATGCTACACCAGAGCAAATGCTTGAACTCAAGAAAGCAGAAACCGACTTTGAAGTTAAAATGAAAGAGCTTGAGGTAGATGTATTTAAGCTTGAGACAGAGGACATACAAGATGCTAGGAAGGCTTTTTCAAAAGATTGGACAAGCAGAATAGTTGGTATTCTAATCATAGTTGGCTTTCTCGGTTATATATTTACAGTCACGCTTATGCCACCCGATCAAAACTCAGACACTATAGTTTCTCTTGTGCTCGGATATTTAGGCGGTTTGGCATCGGCGATCATTAGTTTTTATTTTGGTGCGTCACAATCAAGCGATAAAAATGATTAAAGAACTCACAGAACATCTAATTGAGTTTGAAGGTCTAACGACAAAACCCTACTTATGCACGAGTGGTAAAACTACCATCGGAGTAGGCAGAAACCTTGACGATAGAGGTATATCAGAGGATGAAGCTATGATACTTCTTGCTAACGACATCAAAATAGTACAAGAAGAACTGCAAGCTAGATGGGATTGGTTTGAAGATTTACCCCCTAGACCTAAATTAGTTATGATGGATTTAGCTTTCAATATGGGAGTACCCGGCATATCTAACTTTCAAAATATGTTACGTGACTTACAAGAACAAAACTGGAAGGGTGCAGCAGAGAACTTACTAGATTCTAAATATGCCAAACAAGTAGGCAGAAGGGCTATCTACAATGCCAATCTTTTAGAAACTGCTGATGATTTATCTTTGCCATCAAAAGTAACATAATGCTAGAATAAAACTATGGCAGAAGAAAATTACGATCCGTTTGCATTTAGTGACGTTGGAAAAAGGGCACTAGAAGGTGAGTATATAGACTCAATGAGATTTTTCTGGTTTGATCCTGTTACCGGAGAAGAAGGACAAACCACAGAAGGCTATAGTAGAGTTCCCGACTCCGCCAAACCATATATATATCTTAACCCCAATGAGAGAAATGCTGCTAGAGATAAATTTTACTCTAGTGGTGCAGGGTTTGGCGGAACTAATCTAGCGGGTGGACAAGGCATTGGTGGTGGGCTGTTAAGCGGTCAAGCCTACGCACAACAAATAGCTGGCGGTATTCCATTTGAACAAGTCGTAGCTCCTGGTATGAGTTTTTCTCCCGATCAGCCTATGGGCTTTTTAGCTGAAGGAGCTACACCCTTTGTTCCAAGAACAATAACACCACCTAGAACTACACAACAAGAAACAACTTTTTTTCCTTCTGTAAGTGATACAAGTGTTGGTATGACTGGTGCAGACTTAGGCTTGCCAATGGGAATGGGAACACCTATGCCAGCCGGTACTGTTTTTGATGAAACGTCTGTAACCAGCATGCCAGCACCCTCACCAGAGCCAGTTATGCCTATGGTTCAACCCATGATGCCAGTTGTTGAGCCTGAAATACCAGTCAATCTGCCAACAATACAACCTGAAATACCAGTCAATCTGCCAACAATACAACCTGAAATACCAGTCAATCTGCCAGTCATGGAACCTGTAGGAAGAGAGATACCCTTTATACCAGACATACCTTTAAATCTTGGTTTTCCAACATTACCAGTACCAATATTAGAAAGAGAACCAGTGATTCCAACAATGCCTGTTATGACAAACTTTACAGTTCCACAAGACCCAATACTGAATATTGAAAATATTATTTCACCAATTAGAACTGGCGGAACTCGTAGATTACTTGGTGCTTTGTAATGGTTACTGAAAAAGAAGTAAGACAAGCATCAGAGGCAGAAAGAATACTAGAATCAGATGTATTCAAACTATCTTTAGAAAATCTAAAAAAGGAATACTTACAAGCTTGGATAACATCAAAAAAACCAGATGAGGTAGATGCAAGAGAAAACTTACATAAGTCAATCTTATTGTTACCAGAAATAGAAAAACATCTGCGCATCATTGCAGAGAAAGGTAAGCTCACCAAAGCAAACATAAATAAAGTTAGAACTATCGGCTAACTGTTTACTTTGTCTTTTAAATTCGTATAAAATGTCCTTATATTTTATAAGGAGAGTTTATGAGCAACACCGCAAAGCCGACTGCATTACAAACAGACTTAGAAAGTGCTACCCAGTCACTTGAGAGTTTTTTGACTCCGCAAGAGGATAAAGTCGAAGAAACAGCAAATGAAGAGGTAGATGTCATTGAAGATGATACTTATGAAGAAGAAGCAGAAGAAATAGAAGAAGCTGCTGAATCCGAAGAAGAGATTGAATATGACGAAGAAATCGAGGACGATGAACAATTAGAGATTGAAGAAGAACAAGAGCAACCCACTTTATATACCATCAGGGTTGATGGAGAGGAAGTAGAGGTCACGCTTGAGGAACTCCAAAACGGATATTCACGTCAGCAAGATTACACCCGTAAAACCCAAGACTTGTCTCAACAAAGAAAAACACTTGAGATAAAAGAAAAGGAGATTGCGGAGAGAGATGCTATTTATGCACAGTTGTTACCAAAGATGGAAGCCCAAATACAGGGCGAGATGGCTAACGAACCAGATTGGACACAGTTATATGAAGATGATCCCGTAGGTTATGTTCGTGAAAAGCAAATTTGGGATGATAGAAAAGAGAGATTGGCTGCTGCTCAAGCCGAACAGCAAAGACTTCAAGAAGAAGCATTTGCTAAACAGCAAGAGCAATACGCACAAATGGTGCAAGAAGGACAACAAAAACTCTTAGAACTCATACCTGAATGGCAAAATCCTGAAACAGCGCAGCAGGAAAAGTCAGCTATTCGTGAATATGGCATTAACGTCTTAGGTTATTCACCTCAAGAGATGGACACAGTATATGACTACCGAGCTTTACTTGGTTTGAGAAACGCATGGCTCAACAGTAAAACAGTTGAAGCTGTGAAGAAAAAACCAACGCAAAAAGCGAAAGCTAGGGTTGCAAGACCTGGAACTACTAATCGTCCAAAATCAGTAACACCTGTCAGAAAAGCACGAGAAAGGTTGGCTAAAACTGGTAAAACATCAGATGCAGCCGAAGTATTTAAACAATTATTAAAGTAATTTAGGAGTAAATTATGGCAAAAGTAACTAATGCTTTTGATACTTACACCGCCACTGCTGACAGAGAGCAACTTAGTGATATTATTTACAACATATCACCATCACAAACACCTTTTCTATCAAGCATTGGAAGGACAAATGTAAGCAATGTAGTCTTTGACTGGCAAACAGAAACGCTACCAACTCCATCTTCAACCGGACAGCTTGAAGGTTTTGAGTTAAGTAGATCAGCTTCTACTGCTACGACAAGGGAATCTAACGTATGTATGATCTCATCAAGAGATGCAACAGTAACAGGATCGCAAGAAGCTAGTGATGCTGCTGGTAAGAGGTCAGAAATGGCGCACCAGTTAGCTATCATGGCTAAAGCTGTGAAAAGAGATATGGAAGAGGCTTTGACTCAAAATATCGCTAAAGTAACAGGTACGGCTTCTGCTGCCCGTCAAACAAGGTCTTTGGAAACTTGGTATCAAACCAACGTAAACAAAGCTTCTGATGGTGCAAATGGTTCTGCTTCTGCTGCTAGAACAAACGGAACAAGAAGGGATTTGACCGAAGATATGATCAAAGACGTTCAACAACAATGTTTCGCTAGTGGTGCAGAGCCTTCTATCTTGATGGTAGGCCCATATAACAAATCAGTTATATCTGGCTTCACAGGTAGAGCGCAAGCTAGACAGTTCGTAGATGCTAATACTATTGAAGCTTCTGTTTCTATATATTCTGGTGATTTTGGAGAACTTAGAGTAGTTCCTTCAAACAGAAGTAGAGAACAGGCGGTTCACTTGTTAGACCCTGAGTTTGCAGCAGTTGCATATCTCAGAGACTTTGAAACTATTGATATAAGCACAATCGGTGATGCTGAAACCAAAATGATCGTGGTCGAATATGGCCTTGAGATGAGGAATGAAGCAGCACATGGTATTGTCGCTGATGTTAAAGTTTCATCTACTGACGCTGGTTAGTAAATAGTTTTGTGGGGGGCATAAGCTCCCCACATACTACAGATGACTAGAAAAACAATAATAGACACAAGTATTAGTGGCGAAGAAGTTTTTGCTACTGAGGACGATAAGATTGTCTATCACAAAAAA